AAGAAGTTCCTCACCGAGACGGCGCTGGTTTGAGTTGATGCCGTGTCCGGCACAGTTGGAAACCCATCGCGCCAAGGGGCGGAACCGCTCTAGTTTTTCTGCATCCGCCTTCAGCCGCTCGTTCTCGGCTTTCAGGGCGGCGTAGTCGTCGTGAAGAACATACTGACCAGCATCATCCTGCTCCATGCAGCACTCATGCGGATACTCGGTCATTACGTATCGCTGAACCATATCACTCCCTCCCGTTAGTCTTGGCAGCTTGCGCCATCATTCCAGCCTGTGTCAAGCACCACTGGCCTGATTTGTTGTCCTTCCACCACAGCTTAGACCAGCACTCGCGGACGGACTTGCGGAACACCTGCCGCCATCCTCGTGTGCCTGCGTACTTGCGATCCTTGCCCTTGCCGTCCAACTCCCCAGCCCAGCGGACGAACCACCGCCAGTGAAGCGCCAGGTACTCAGCAGGGATTCCAGCAGCAGCCATGTCAGTGAACACCGGATCATCCTGCTCGATCCTCTTCTCGCCTGCATCCTCGCACAACTGGCAGAACTCGCTGAACGTGACAGGCTGATTCTTGCCGGATTTGCGAGGTTTAGGCCCGCTCTCCGGCAACATCTTGCATGGCTCAACCTGCGGCGAGTCGTACACGGTGTAACGGTGCGCTGCAATCCCTCGCTCACCACGCACCACCTGGCGCTTGATGTAGCCAGCGTCGATCAGCTCATTCAGTGCCGCATACACTGCCCGCCCCTTGAACGGAATCCGGCTGTTGTCTGCAATGGTGGCGAGCTGCGCCGGGTTTACCTGCCATGTGTCTGGCTTGGACAGCAGGTAGATCATCACCATCCGCGCCTGCACTGACAGCCGAGTATCTGCGATCAGTTCGTTTCGGATGATCGTGAAGTTTGCGGTAGGCGGGTCAGACCGGATGATGCTCACTCCTCGCCCTCCGGATAGTCCTTGATCTCCTCGTTGCCGTCTTCCCTGGCGATCAGTAGACCAGCGCCCCTAAGTTCTTCTTTGTATCCGGATAGCTCCTCGATAGAACACGATCCCATAGAGCATAGCTGCTCATCATCCGCCGAGCTGCCATCACTCATTGACAGCAGGTATGCGAAGAGTCCTAGTGCACCCATTGAAAGCCCTGCGCCATTGATGACGTCGTTGCTGACAAACGTCACCTCCCTTCTGTTGATCCTTAGTCGCACAACATCCTCCTGACGTACATCGCTATCACGTACATGTACGTCACAGCAAAGTACGCTATCTGTATAGATTTAGTATTTACTAGATATCAGTTATTACTAATGTGCCTGTCAGGTACATGTACGTCACGTACATCTACATCAGGTACATGTACATCATAGCAAAGTACGTTTAACGATTGCAATCGGTCAGTCTGTACATCCTATTCATGTACCCGCCAAACCGCTCAGCCCTTCCAGATCGCGCTAGGCGGCCAAGGCACATGCTAGCGGCACGTCGGGTGCAGCCATGCTCTGCGATCACGTCATAGGCGCATACAGGGCCATCTGAGAGCATTGCAAGCACCTTGGCAGTCAGTCCGTCGCGGTGAACCGTCATTTCTGCCCGAACACCCAGCTCACTGGCACGGGTGCGAACCGCCTGAACAGACCTCCCGCTTACCTTGGCAGCAGCGTATGCGCCATCCCTGAAAAACACCTCCATCACCTCACGTTCCTCGCGAGCAGTCCACGGCCTTGCAGTCATTCCGCACCCCCGATCACCGTGTGCCCAACATGCCACAGCTTGCACATCGGGCATCGGTAGCCTTCCAGCCTGCCCTTGGCCCAAGTCATCCGGTTGCGGCGCTTGCTGGAGTTCTTCTTGTTGCCGTCGAGGATGCAGACCGCGTTCCATGCGGCTTGTGGTGACGGGAATGCCTCCTTTCCGCTGCGACAGTTCATTTGATAGGCCTCGCGTGGCTGGGGATGATCTTCTGCTCGTGGTTCTTCGTTGACTTGAACAGGCCCGGCATGTGGGCGCGCCAAGGGTGCATCGGCTTTTTCTTCTCGTTCATTTTACTGCCTCCATCATCATTTTGAAAGTGCCCATCGAGTCCAGTAGCAGAGTTAGCTGGTGCTGTGCTGGGATCGGGTCATCCATCCCCCAGCGGCCTACCGCCTGCTTCGTCACGCCGATGTGCTCGGCTAGCTGTACGTCTGTCTTGTATCCGTATGCGTGCATCAAGTCGCGTTTCGTGATCACTTTCGGGCCTCAAGCATTGCGTCTGCCATGCAGTAGGCTGCCTCTGCATAGGAAGGCACGGGCAACCTGGGATTGCCACTATTCTGTGACAGGTATACAGCCATCGCTTTCGCTGCGAAGTAGTCGCGTAGGGTCATGCCGTCACAAACATGATGCCCCATGTAAGACTCCCCATGGTTGAGCGGAATTGGGAATGCAGGAATGTCGTTGCTCATGTCCATCTCCTTGGTTGGTGTGGCCATAGTAGCACCGAACAGCGTTGAGTCAACATAGGTTGACCGCCGTTCGTCGGGAATTTGCGTATTCATAAATCAATGCTTGACTGCACCGTGTGCCGCGCTATGATCGGCGAAAAGGAGGATGGCATGCGAAAAAGTGACTTGATGGTTCTGGCCGAGCTAGAAGTAGGCCCGGCGTCAACGGATCAGATCGCCGACGAGTCAGGGATGGCCAGGTCAACAGTGCAGGCAGCTTTGCTGAGGCTGTATCAGGGCTTCCACATAGCCAGGGCAAGCCTGCGCGTAGAGTGGGGCCACTGCTACCGTGACGTTGCGATCTATATGCTGCCGGAACACGCCAAGGCATGGGGAGGCAGGATTGCCGCTTGTCGGGACGATGCGTATTCAGGGTAAATCGTTGTTGACAGGCGGAATGGATGCTGTAGATTAACAACCACACAACGGAGGAACGACATGCGCAGCGAATGGCAAGCACAGAAGGAAATCAGGGTCGGTCGCATAAACGATGCAGCAGAGCGCTGCCGAGCAGTTCGTGATCGGGTCAATGCAGCCCGTGACCGTGCAGCTCGCGTTGAGGCGACTGCAATCACCATCATCGCTGCGCTGGTTGTTGGCGCTGCGGCTTACTTTTTCATCTGAGGAGGATTTATGAGCAAGCATACACCGGGTCCGTGGAATGTGATCAACTCAAAGAAGGAAGAGTGGTACGGACGTCCTCTTGATTACTGGACTGTCGCCGCAAAAGAGAATGACCTTTGGATTTGCGCAAGCCCTGAGTGGGATCCTGAGCATGATGAGGAAAGCACGGCCAACGCCCGCCTGATCGCATCCGCGCCGGAGTTGCTGGAGGCGTGCCAGACGTTCGCCGAGTGGCTTCGCCGCGAGGATGAAGGATTCCCGGAAGAGATACGTTTCAACACGCCAGAGGGTGAGGCCAAATGGCGCGAATGGTACGGCGAGAACCTTCGCGTCTGTGCTCTTGCTATGGAGCAGGCCCGCGCCGCCATCGCCAAAGCCAGGGGTGACGCATGAAACGGATTCTACAGCTTATCGGGTGCAGCGACTGGCGCGAGTTCGGCGCGATGTGTGCCTGCCTTGTACTGATGACATTCGGCGCGGCGATTCTGTTCCTACCTGTGCTGATGTCGCCGATGTGGTGGCCGCAATGACCAGGAACGATAGCCAGTTCCCCGTTGCGAAAGAGTACAATGACAACTGCACAGCCGAAGACGAGCGCATGGAGCGCCTGGCCGGCATCAGGAGGAATGCAGCATGAGCGACAACATCAACGAAGTGCTGGAGCGGTTGGAGCGGGCTTGCATCGCTGGAATGGATGCCGAGTACGTCGATGACGTGAGCGCTCTGCTGGTCGACCATGCACGGCTGCGGGTGCTGGTGGACGATCTGGATGGCGCCGAGATAAAGGCAATCAAAGAGCGGGACAATGCGGAAAAGGTCATTGACAGGATCTGCGATGCAGTCCTTGGGGCTGAGCGAGCCGAATGGTCCAGCGCCTACTACTTCGAGGACGCCGCTGAGGAAGTGGAAGACGAAGTAGCGTACTTGCGCGAGCGCGTTGCCGAGCTGGAGGCAGTGCCGGCCATCGACCTGGAGCAGTTCCGGCTGTCAGTGGACGGCGCGCTGCTCAGCCTCAATCGGCTGGGGGCCTACGGCTTTGAGCGTGAAGCAGGGCCCCTGGCGAACTCCGTCGATTACGCTGCCCTCAGGGGGCGACTGGACGACCTGCTGGCCCTGATCGACGGACATGCCAGTGTTCGCAGCAGCTCCGAACATATCTGACCAAGCTCCGAACACTGCTCGCAGGTTGCAGTCAGTGGCGCGTAATAGGCGGCAAGTTGCGATGGAAATTAACGCAGGCACTTGATACGCTTGCAGTTGTCTTGTAGGATTGGCTGAACGCTCAGGATAAAAAACTGGAGGGTATGATGAGCAAGTACAACAGAGGGAATGACGTGGCAGCAGATGACTACGCAGACAAGATCAGTCAAGATCAGGCTTACGATGAATCTGTGGACGCCATTGCATCTCGCAAGATGGCTGATCGCGAATGGCTTGCAACCAACATAGATTCGCTTATGGCTTGCAGTGATTGCGTGGATGGCGTGACAGTGTTTGCATGGGATATAGCAGACGTTTTCACTACAGGACGCGGGCGTGATAGCTTCTTTGATCGCCTGCAAGACCAATTGAAGGCGCGGGCATACGATCAAGCGGAGGACGAGATTGATGGCTGAGATTCCGAACCTAGAAGGCATTGCCACCGCTGATCTTGTGGAGAAGATAGGAACCGGAAAGTTCAGCGCGGCATACATCAACTGGTCGCGCACGTTGAGTCTGCTTCGGCGACATGCGCCTGGATGGATGATCGAGATTGTCCCGAACTCAGATGGAGGCAACTTGCATCGCGCACCTGTAGGGGCTTACATGCTGCTCCGATTCCGGCATGTCGATGGGACGCTGACGCCACCAGTTCCACAGGCAGTGATGGATCACCGTAACGCGGCTATTCCGCTGGATTCAATCAGCGCTCGCGACATCACGGACACCCATCGGCGCGGCGCATGTTTGGCAGCGGCAATGACGTTCGGCCTTGCGTATGAGCTTTGGGCCAAGATGCCGCTGGAGTCTGGATACGCTCAGCAGGAAGATGCGAAGCCAGAGCAGCCGGCGCGCAAGTCGCTGTCACCTGACAACCAGAAAGCATGGGAAGCAGCAAAGGCGCGGTATGCGAATGACGGCAGTCTTGACGCCGTTCGCAAGCATATGGACGTGTCGCCAGAGGTTGAGGCTGATCTGATCGCAGAAGTGCAGCGTGAACGCGATGGCGTGGCATGATGTAGAGCAGAACACGGACGAATGGCTGGCGCTGAAGCTAGGCCAGCCAGGATCGTCTAGCGCCGCAACGTTCATGGCTCATCTAGGCAAGGACTTCGGAGAGCCGGCGCAGAAACTGGCGCTGCGGTACGCGCTGGAGATAGTTACTGGCCGGGCTAGTGCTAACGATGGCTACAGGTCAGCGCACATGGAGCGCGGGCATGCGCAGGAGCCGCAGGCAATCGCGTTGTACGAGCAGCAGTATTTCTGCACAGTCACCAATGGCGGCTATTATGACTGCGGCGACTGGGGTGATTCGCCTGACGGACATGTTGACGGCGATGGATTGGTTGAAGTAAAATCGGTCATCGCGTCTGTTCATGATGCGAACATCCGTCGCGGCAAGCCTGACCCGTCGTACAAGTGGCAGCTACTGACGCACCTTGACGCAAGCGGGCGAGAGTGGGTAGACTTCGTCTCGTACTGCGAGGACTACCCGGAATGGGATCAGCTTTGCGTGTACCGGGTTTGGGCTAAGGATGTACAGGAAGAGCTGGCCCAGTTGCGAGAGCGGCGCGGGCAGTTCATTGAGCTAATCAAGGCCAAAGTGGCTGAGATCAACGGGAGGCGGTAGTGAGTAACTTCAAAGAACTTGTGCGTCTTGGAAAGGATGCAACAACGCGATACACCCAAGCTGGAAAATCTGTAACTGGATTCAGTGCCGCATTCGATGACGGCTGGGGCGAAAACAAAAAGACCGTCTGGCTGGATTGTAGCGGGTGGGGCGAGCGGTACGAAAAGGTTGCTCAGTACCTGGTGAAGGGTGCGCAGGTTGTCGTAGAGGGCAACATCGGCACGCGTGAGCATGAAGGTAAGACCTACATCACGCTAACCTTGTCTGACCTGAAACTCGCTGGCGGAAAGCAGGAGGTTCAGCAGGAGCGCCCTGCACAGCAGCGCCAGCCGCAACGGCAACAGGCTGCACCGCCTGCGCGGGATGCGTTCGACGATTTTGATGATTCAGAAATCCCTTTTGATTAAGGTGAGCATGTCCACCGATAAAAAGACATGCTTCCGGTGCGGGATTGAAAAGTCCCGCTCGGATTTCTACGCTCACAGTAGGATGGCAGACGGGCTTCTTGGAAAGTGCAAGGAATGCACGAAGCAAGATTCAAATAAGCGAAGGCGAGAAAAGTACGAAGAAGTAAAGGCATACGACAGGCTTAGGGGCAATCTTCCACATAGGGTGGCCGCACGGGCAGAGTACAGAAAAACCGATGCTTACAGGGAGTCACACAGGAAGGGGTCAAGATCAAACTTCCTTAACAATCCTGAAAAGTATGCAGCAAGAGGTAAGCTTAGAAGGGCGATACTGAGCGGAAATGTATCAAGGCCAGATGCTTGCATGTGCTGTGGAAGCGAAGGAAGAATCCACGGTCACCACTCCTGCTATGACATGCCGCTTGACGTAACATGGCTATGTGCAAAGTGCCACGTAGCATGTCACGTAATGACCAATGCAATACTTCGTGGCGAGACGCTAACATTCTGATCTAACACGGCGCAAGGACGCGCCACTTTGAAGGAGGGGTTATGGCTTACCTTGGATGGGCAATATACAACCTTGGAATCCTAGGCGGAACTGCATATCTAGTTCAGGCACACGACTGGTCTCCGTGGTGGTTCCTTCTCACTGTACTTCTGGTGGCTAATCTAAAAGGTAAAGAGTGATGGCACTACCGACTGACGCGCAAGAGCGCAAGAGCGCGCCGATCTATTCCGGCGTCCTGCAATATTTCCCTGACGCGATTGTTGCGGTGGCGCAACTGAGCAAGAAGGGTAACGATCAGCACAATCCTGGGCAGCCGCTGCACTGGGCGCGGGATAAGTCCGCAGACCATCACGACTGCCTACTGCGGCATGTGATGGAGGCTGGCACGATTGACACTGACGGCGTGCGGCACTCGGCCAAGGCTGCATGGCGTGCACTGGCTGCGCTGCAATTGGAGTTGGAAGCGGCACAGGCTGCGCAGGATAATCCGGATGATTATGGGTGGATTGTGGCCGATCCGAATTCACGGCCAAAGGTAATGTACGATTGCAGGTGGAATTATGGCGAAATTTGGCCGGATCAACTTCCAGAGGACTCCGATTCAGATTGGCGTTGTTACTGCACCGATAAGCTTGGTGGAGAAGACACAATCACCCACTGGCGTCCATCTAAGGAGCAATGATGCACCGCGCGCAAGCTAAAGTAATCCTCGACAGCATCTCGCCGGAAGGAATCAGGCTGACTACCGTGCAGGTGCGTTTCTGGCGGCCTATGCTTCCAGAGCTAAACACCCATCGCGCTATCAGTAAGAATGCGGGCAGCAGTCGCGCACGACCTAGCAAGGCGATCATTGACCAGGTGCGCACTGATCCATGGGGGCCGATCCACTGGGGCAAGAATCAGGCTGGGATGCAGGCCCGTGAGTATGTAAAGGTATGGGAGGGAGCGGAAGCTAGATCGGTGTGGCGCGACGCGGCTGTTAATGCAGCCAATCATGCGCAATGGCTTTCCGGGGAGCTTGGCGTGCACAAGCAAATCGTGAACCGCCTGCTTGAGCCGTACACCTACGTTGACGTGCTGCTGACTGCGACGGACTGGGCCAATTTCTTCGCGCTGCGTCTGCACGAGGATGCCCAGCCTGAGATGCAGGATCTGGCGCAGGCTATCAAGGATGCGATGGATGCGAGCGAGCCGACGTTGTTGCAGCCGGGCGAGTGGCATTTGCCGTATGTTGACGAGGATGACCTGGTTCGTCTTGGCATTGAGCTAAAGCCATGCGCTAAAGACATAGAAATCCTGAAGCGCCTGTCCGTATCCCGATGCGCCAAGATCAGCTACACCGCATTCGACGGCACGGTTGAGCCGATTGAAAAGGAGCTTGAGCGCTACCGCAGGTTGATCGAAACTCAGCCGGTTCACGCCTCGCCGCTGGAGCACGTATGCACGCCGGCGACGGCGGATGATTACCGGCCTAGCAACCTTCTCGGGTGGAACATGCTCCGTAAATTTGTTGACAACGAGTACGTTCCGGGATGACGTGCGCTAAACAAGTCGTCAGCGCGGTGATTGTTGCAACGAATGGGAAGGTTTACCCCGGCGAGAACCACGCGAGGTATCCGCAAGCCATGTGCCCCCGTGGCGATATGCCTAGCGGGGTTGGTTACCACCTGTGCCGCGATGTATGCGGCCAGGATGGTCATGCGGAGATTGAAGCACTGAGGCGTGCTGGGGATGATGCCGAGGGAGCGACGCTCTACCTGTTCGGCCATGTGAAGTGTTGCCCGGATTGCACACGGGCTTGCAACGCGGCTGGGATTTCGCGTATAGTTGTGGTGGACTGACCAGGAGGGGTTATGAGCGATCCAATCACAGACATCGACCTTAAATTCAAATCGGGGAACGATGTTGAGGTTAAGGATGTCCGCATCACTAAAAGCGATTGGGAAGAAGTGGTTGCATACGTCGATATGCTAGAGGCTCGCATTGAGTCTCTAGTGAATGGCGAGTAAGGACAAGGGGCCATAACGGCCCCTTTCCTTTTACTGGAATCCTGATTGAACGCCTAACGTATTAGATACTTTCTGAGAAAATGCAACCCAGGCGGAAGCTAATCGCTACGTCAGGGCCAACTGAATGACTCGAAAATCTGCGTCCCGTCGTTGGCTCGCATACCGCACAGCCCGGCTGCTGTGTTCGTTGTAACGGTCGCAGTTAGAACCGCGCTTCCATCCATCTTTACGGTTGCAGCTGTGCCAACAATCCCGAAACTGAAAGCCTTGGGCGTCCCTCTAGGGAATGCGACGGTAGCGTTTGCAATCTGCGTGAAAGCCCCGCCGTTTCGACTGTACAGCACTACGCGGTTTGGCACTGTCCCGGACGAGTCATAGATTGCAGCCAACAAGTAATTATTTGCATCCATCACTCGCAGTGCTAGGCCGGCGTCGTTTGCCTGCCTGAGCACGCAGCTCACCTCTCCGTCAGCGAACGCCCCAGCGTCCGTCCGGGTCAATATTGACTGATAGCCGCCCCCGCCTACGGCTCTCAAGTCACCCCCAGAGATGGTGTAGGTAACCGGAATAGTTGCGTATTGCACATACTGCGAGAGGCTGTCCGTGTCGAACTCGTCTGTATTCCCTGACGGAGGCAGTGACCCCGCCCCCGCCATCATCATCCGGCGCAGCATTACGCAGACTCCTGCATTGCATATCTCCAGGTTGTCCCGTTGTCGAAAGTCTTGGCAGACAGAATGGTGACAGAGTTTGCGGCGGATGCGATTGATGTGTCGCTTCCTCCAAGTGCGCGAAATGAGGCGGGAAGGGTAAGAGTTCTCGATCCGGTGGCGTCCTGGGTTATCTGGCACTCAAACTCAGTGGCTCGCCCTGACCCCGCCAAGTTGGAGACCGCAAGCGTAGCGTTTGCAGTCATCGCAATGGTGAAGTTCCTGACTCGCCCGCCATTGCAATCCAGGGTAACTGTTCCAGATGCAATCGCAGCATCAGTGATTGTGTCAAGGTAAAGATTGGCGATGGTTAGTCCGCCATCCTTGATGGCCTTGCCGGTTGTCCCATCGAAAACTGCAATCCTATCTGCAACGGCAGAACCTGGCCCTACAACGTCGCCACTCCCACCGCCACCGCCAGAACCAAGGTCGGCAATGTCCTGTGCCGTCACCTTGAACGACGCGCCGCCCTGCTCAATCTCCAATACCTCAGCGCCGGTCAGTGCTGCTGCGGGCGCTAGATCATCAATGCGCACTAGCGCCATGTAGATACTCTCAAATCACCGTTACTTGTTACGCGATAGTCGCCATCGGTCGTGATGCGCTGCATTAGCTGGGATGAGCTAGTCTCAACCCACTCGCCATCTTTGCGTGCGTACTGCCTGCCATCCCCAGGAGCCTCAGCGTTTGTCGTGCCAGTGACGCGTCCATACTGATCGCGGCTGAACTTCATTAGCTCGCCGCCGCCAGCATCTTCTAGCTCCACCATGTCTAGGCGGACTAGTCCCTCAGACAGAAGGCCAAGGCTGCGCAGCGCGCCGATACCTTGGACGACCCCTTCATTGGCAGGGGCACTCTCTAGGTCGTCAACCTGCTGCTGAAGCTTCGCAATGGCCTTGACTATGCCATCCATGTCGCCAGCATCGGCAAGCTGCCTAAAGTAGTCCAGCCACTCTTTGGTCGGCGGCATGTTGCCCGCGATTGGAGCGAGCGGGCGCGGCATTAGTGCCATTAGACCTTCCCGATTGCGATGTAGGTAATGGGGACTGGAGCAGCAATTGCGCGCCCGTCACCGCCGTCATCAGTTGAGTTCGCGCTGATGGTGCAGCTAGACGCAGCAGAACCTGGCGTGTAACCAGTTACAGACAAGCTCACACCCGCGCCGAACGATCCGACAGACACAATTCCTGACGCCGGAACAACCGCAAATAGCTGCGTGAATGGCTTCTCGAAAGTTACCGAAACGTTGCTGATGTAGTTGCTGCTAACCGGGATGGTCGCGCTGCCGGTCTGGATGATGAAATCGCCAAGGGTTAGCGATCCGGAACCAACATCCCAATCGGGCTCTGGCGGCTCAGGCACAACCGGCTGAGGTGTCCACGTCGGAATGCCGCTTGCAACCGTGAGCATGTAGTTTTCCGATCCGGTAGGATCTGGAACTTCCAAGATCGGCGACCAGATAAGGTTGCTGCCGTCGTTGGTAAGGTACTGCCCGGTTGCAAGCACGGGGATTTCCTGGCCCGCGCCGCTTCCGCTGTCCACGTCTCGCGTCCAGACGGTAACGCCATTCTGATCCTTCAGGACGATGGAGTATGCGCCGTCAAGCCATACGTCATTGCTGATTCTGCCAGCGCCGTCCAGTGTAATCGGGTTAGGGTTGGGCACTGACTGATCGGGGTCTGCCCACGTAGTTTTTGCTGTAGTGGTGCCCGCCGCGTAGAAAGCAATGCTGCCGTCAATGCACGGCTCGGTGCCGAGCAGGTCATGTAGCACTGGTGCCGGATTGTAGAACCTGTATGCCATTATGGCTCCGCTGAATGTTGGCCGTAGCACGTTTGACGGGCGTTGGCAATAGGTGTATCATCACTGAAAATCGAGAGGTGACGATGGGATTCTTTCTTGCTGTTCTGCTAAAGGCGCTAATTGCGCCAGCGTTCGCTTTCTTGTACTGGCTTGTCGCTGTGAAGGGCGGCGACTGGCTTGCGCGGCGGATGACTAAGGGGCGGCTGCGGGACAAATTAACCCGCAGCCGCTGGTTTTAGTCAGCCGATACGGCAGACGACTTGGGTACGGCAAGGGCAAGCTGATTTAGAGTTTTGCGCAGTGCGGAAGACTCGCGCTTTGGTAGGGCCGCAAGGACGCGCTTAGCCTCTGATGGGTTAGCCATCAAGTAGGCGAGCTTCTCCTTCAGCGCCTCATTTGCGTTCCGCTCCATGTGCTCAATTATGCCGCCAGCAAACGGGATTATTGATGCAAGGGGCTGGCGTGCAAGTGACGCGCCAATGCCAACGCGCTCTGCTGTGTGCGGGCCAATAACGGCTGACTTCTGGCGCGTATAGATGCGCGACATATCGTCCTGTATGGCATTGATTGCCGTCATATCGTCAGGCGTAAGGATTTCCGATGCCTTCGCTTTGCTGAACCCAGTGGCTCTACTTGCCAGGTGGTCAAGATTCTTAGTTGCGCGCCCAAACCCACCCGGCGTGATTGTCGGGTTCCCCAGCGTGTCCTTGAATACCCCGCCTCCTGTGGAAACCCCCATGATCTCCTGACCAATCTCCATCCGGTTGATGGGCCGTGACATTTGGCGATATGCGTTCAGGTAATCAGTGAACTCGGGTGCCTGACGGCCAACCTCGTCATTGAGCGCATCGCGCACGCCGATCAGCTCGCGTGCACCCGTAAGGGCTGCGCCACTATCGCCGCCAAACCGTCCCGCCAGCATGTCGCCAATGTCCATCCGGATATTGTCGAGCGTGGCAATGTCGATCCTGCCGTCACCGTCCATGTATGTATCAATGCGCTTGCGCAGCGACTCCAGAGCGGGCTGGACTGCGCTCCTGCCTCTTGATGCCTTGATGGCGTCATCAAGCACGCGGATGGTTTCGGCAACCTCGGCAGGCGGGGCGGCCATTGCAGCATTGCGCGCCTGACTTGCCGCCGCGCTTCGCTCCCCGACAGCAGCCGCCATATCCGCATCAGTTCCGGCAATACCATCAAGCTGGCGAACGCGAGCGGCGTTGTTCTGCATGTCGAGCGCATCAAACGCGCCGCGATTCTGCGAGCGCAGGTAATTTTCCAGCGCCGACAGGCCGGGGTCAAGGGTAGCCTCACCCAAGGTGCGCTGCACACCAGGGACGGCGGACTCAGTGAATTCAAGCGACTGTGGATTGGTTGCCCGACTAGAGATTTCCTCAGCCGCCCTGCGCTCAACGCTGCTAAGCCCGCCGCGTGATGCCATGTTGCGAAGTGCTGACAGCGCCGAGCCCCCGGCATTGATAACGCCAGCTCCAGCTCCGCCCGCGACGCCGCCAAGAGCCGCCTGCTGTGCAGAGTCAGCCCCACCGGTGGATGGCTGGAGAGAGCCAAGGACAGCGCCTTGGATTGCGTTACCGCGAACACTAGTGGGTGCAGCCAGCGCGGCAAGCGACGTGCCGCGTGCAAGCATTGCTGGAGTCAGGAGTTGCGCCGAGGTGCCCGTTACGTTGCCCGCCAGCCCAGCGCCCGTACTCATAAGGTCGGAGTCAATGGCCCTGCGTTCTGCCGCCGTAGCCCGTAGGCTATTTTGCGGGGCAAGCGCAATATCACTGGCACGCTGGTTCAACTCACGCAGCCGGCTACCTTCTGGAAGGACTGCATTTGACAGTGCGCCGCCAGCGCGTACCGCAGTGCTAGGGATGGCGATTGCCTGCTGGGCAAGGCCGTACCCGGTGTCAACGATGCTCTTGCCGATGCCGGCCATGAATCGCTCATAGCCGGACATGTTGTCAGTGGCGCGCGGGGGCAGTGCGTTGACCTGTGGAAGATCAACGACACTCCCAGCAACAACCTCGTCCATATCCCAAGGCGATGACGATACGGACTCAGTTACCGACACAACCTCGTCATTGTCCCAAGGGTTGGCCATTTATCGCTTCCTTCGAGTTTCGCCAGTAGGCGTGATGTAAAGTGCGCCAGACGGCAGGCGGTTATAGTCGGCAGCGTTTTGGATTTGTACTGCACCCTGCCGCTGGGGTTGCGTTGACTGCTGCGGCGGCGTCGAGTCAGGCCCCTGAAGGTGTGCGTACTTCTGGTTCAGCCGGCGAATCTCGGCAAGGGCTGCAAGTCGAGTCTGTACAGGGATTTCCTCATTGCCAAGGTCGCCAGCCATCTCTTTGTACATCTGAACATCTCGGTCAGACTGCGGCCCCTCCATTCGTGGCATCTTGGAAGTTAGCTGGCCCGCAAGCGTCTTGAGCGCCGCATTAGCCTGGCGGCCCTCCGTGGATCGTCCAAAGAACGCATTAGCAGAGTCATATATAGCGCCAACCCCGCTCCCTGTTGCGTCGCCAAGCAGGCGCTCAGCATTTTGCAAAAGGTTAAGCGTGTCTGCAGCGTTAACTGCTCGCTCGACAGCCTTCTGCTCCCGCTCGCGAGCCAACTTTTCGCGCTCAAGCCGATCAACTCGCTCCGCCTCAACATCAGTTTCAAGCGAGCCACGGGCGGTGATTCCGCCAAGTTCAACGCCAAGCTTTGCTTGCTCGACTGCTGCCGCTTCCGCCTCTGCCGTGCGCCCAATAATCGGGGTTGGCATACTGCTAACATTGCGCGGGGGGAGGTTCGCCGAGCTGCCGTCAGGAACCATCCCCCACGACTGCGGATCGTTAATGATCTGCTGACGAACGTGTGGGTCTTGGATTTGCGACACGTCGATAACTTCGCCATTAGGCGCAGTGAATCGGGTGCCCGTCTGCTGCGGCTGAACCTGCTGCGGGCTTCCACCAAGGGTTGCCTGCTCGTACCCTGCGGTGCGGCGATCAAAGGTGACCTGAGTGGGAACTCCGTTGATGTCCATGGTGACCGTCTGCTTGTTGGCACCAAGGTCATTCTTGCCGAGGATCGAGGTAGAGCCGTCGCGCATGATTGCAACACGGTTTCCGTCGGCGTCGATGTAGGTGGACTGTACGCCCGATGCGCCCGTTGTGCCGCCGTATGCCTGCACAAGTGCGTTAGCGGCCTCTGCCACGGTGTTGTCGTACTGCTCGGGGAGTTGCAGCCCGTACTGCGACAGCATCGGCTTCATTTGCTGATACAGGCCAGGGCGCATTGACTCCGGAGCGCCGGACAGCATGCGTGCAGCCTGAACCATTCCCTTGTTTCGCCGATCCTCGCTGGAACCAAGTGCAGTCTCCTGCTTTGCTGCCATCTCGGGGTTAACGCCCCACATCTGATTCAGCGCGCTAGTGCGCTCCATGCCAGATGAGTTAGCAGCCTGTCCAGCGAGGCGATTGATATTGCCCTGATCCTGCAGGCCACGGACAGTTTGCCCTAGCTGCATTCCACCCTTAAGGGAGTCTAGAAAAGTTGCCACCCATTAACCCCCGTAGCCAGACTTGCGATTGGTGCCGCCGTAGGTCGCGCCCATGTAGGCACCGAAACCTTGGCCTAGAGCGTTTGCGTAGCCTGCCTGAGCGCCAGCTGTAGCAGAGTTGGTCATGGCGTTAGCCTGCCCAAGCTGTCCAAGCGTATTGGTTTGTGCAGACGCCAGCCCTTGGCCGAGATTGCCAAGGTATTGAGACTGATTCTGCCCCATGTTTGCAAGGCCGGCGATGCGGTTGTAATAGTTCCCGTACTGCTGGCTAGCCAGGCCGCTCGCGTAGCCCATGCGGTCAGCGTCAGCGCCGCCTGAGTAAAGGCCGCCACGGGCCGCTGCGGAGCGATCTAGGGCCTGCAACCCTTGGCCCATGGTGAACTGGTAGTCGGGTGATTGCTGGAAGCTCGAATAGTCGCCGGAGTTAAGCTGCTGAAGCTGCGACAGAGCGCCACTCCCTGCGTTTACGTATGGCTGAGCGCCCTGCACCGCCTGATCGTACAGTTCATTTTGCCGATCCAACGCCTGATTTGCCGCAGCGGCATTTGCTCTGCCAGCTTTCTTCTGTGCCGATGCTTGTCGGTTTGCCGCATAGGCAGAGCCGACAGTTCCGACAACGGCGGTAGTAACTGCTGCCATTAGATGTCCTTTGTGTAGCTGATTTCGGATCGGGAATAGCCGCACCGCTCATAGAGCATTGCAGCCTGCGGCGGGGAGTTCGGCATGTGAACCATCTGGATGCGCTTAGCGCCCGCATCGCGGCAGTCAGGTTCGATTGCCGCCAGTAGGCGTCGGGCGATATTCGATCCTCGCACCTCGGGGGAAACCCACCACACGATCTCTGCGGCGATCTTCTCGTTACGGTTGAACATGAATGGCACGACCGCCACGCCAACCATTCCGACAAGGGCTTCACCATCTTCAGCGACGTAGAACACGTCGTTCTCGATCAAACCGGATGCCAGTCCTGCGACAGAATCCTCATCCATATCGCACTGGTCAGCGTAATGCGTCGTCGGGTAGAACATCGCGGACATGCGCACGATCTCCGGCACGTCGTCCAGAGTGGCTTTGCGAATTACTGCCATTATTCCCTCGGGGTGAAAAATGCGACTGCGATCAACCGCCCGGTTTCCGGGGAATCGCCAAATGCTTGAAATGGGTAGCGGCTGTGGAACAGGGATGAGTCGTAGATGACTAGTCGGCCCAGCTTGATTTCAGCAAGGTGGCGCATATCCCACGCAGACTCGTCATTCCAGTCGTCGCCGATAGCGTCCATAAGCCATGCGTCGCCCTTCTGGATGCTCTCTGCTCCGGTCCTCTTGTGCCGCCACAGGGCCGTGCCACCATCGCCGTCTGAAAGGTACAGGACGGCTGCATGGGTGCCCCAGCCAAGGTCTGAATGCACCGCCTGATTAGGCATCTCGCCGTTGAAGTTAAGTCGGAAGCCCATGCCAAGCATGTCAACTGGGCCGATTGCCTTGTCGATGGCCTCGTGAAGCTCTGGAATGTGCGTCAGGCATACGCGCTTGTATACCTGGTCATCGTATCCGTGCCAGTCGATGAACTCACTGGCAAGGGCCCGTTCCCGGAGCCTCATTGCATCCGGGATTGCGTCATCAATAACGATCATTAGCCGTCCGTTGCCTCGATGGTTGCGACTGCGCCGAGCAGATCGCGCTTCACTGGGCTGGAAACCCTTATCCTAGCCACCATGTGACGGTATCGTCCATTGCGAAGCAGGACAACGCGCTGCCAGTATTCACCGATAGCGCCGATGGATCGACGCCGCCAGTTGGACCACGTATGACCGCCGTCCTTGCTGTAGCAGACTTCGATGAAATGGTCAGTCAAGTGGCACCCCCGTCCAGCGAACAGCGCTGGCATTTGCATTAGACGTAACGGGCCGCTCGGCCAGCGTCAGTTCGGTGCCGTTGACGTTGTAGACGTATAGAGCCTGGCCCGGATTACTGCCACCCAAGCCGATCACAAGCTGCTTGCCATCGCTGGATAGGGAGCTGTCGCTGATCGTGACGCTGCTGGGCTGATCTGATGGGTATACAGGGCTGGACAGAGACGAGCCATTCCACTCGTATGCAATGACCCGATTCCCGCCGACACCAGTCGCTGTAACCGTGTACAAGTAGCGCCCATCTGGGCTCCAGTGCACGCCGCGCCCGCTGGCATAGGTGCCTGCGATGAGAGACATGCCCCCTGCACTGAAACGCCAAACTGCAGTCCCGTTGTTATTGTCTGTGGCGATGAACTCGCCCGATGGACTGAATTCGGAATATGGCGAGCCCTGAAACACGCCGCCGGAAACAGGGGGGTGAACTGCCTGGCCAATTTGACCTGTCTCGGCATCGAAAGACATGACCGCCAGCCCGTAACTCGGAGCGTCAATCCCGGTGCCGCAAACGACTTGTTCGCCATTTCTGGAGAATCGCGGACCCGATGCTTGGTTGAGGGTGAAAGTGCCTGCGCGAGTGACAGCTTCCGGCGAGCACTGGTAGATATGGATCAAGTTCGCAGAAGGCTCTGCTGCAAGAAGCCATCCGCCACTAGGGTGGAAATCAACGCCCTGAACGCCGTTTGCCGGCAGGAGATCAACTGGAATCTCAACGTATCCACTTCGATCAGCCTTTATGATCCCAACGCGCAGCTTTGCTCCGACCGAGCTACCGCATGCGATAAGGGCGCCATTCGGAGATATTGCGAGGCCACGAGCCAGGACGTCAAACCCTACCGTGACAGTCTCGACTAGGTCAGCCCCTGCCCGCTCGAACAGGAATGCATCTGTCGCCAGCGCAACCACGCCACCAAGCACGCGCACCACGTCAACAACCTCGGCCCACATGCCCGCAGAGTCGGTCACGCGCACAGTGAATGTGTAGCTACCAGACATGGCGGGGCTGCCGGTGAGCACGCCTGCGGACGAAAGGCTAACACCGGACGGCAGGCGGCCTGAGCTGATCGAGAAAGTCAGCGCGCCAGTGCCGCCGGATGCGGTGTAGGTGTATTCGAATGGAATGCCCTTGACGCCATCAGGTGCCTGTCCGCTGATTTCTGGGCGTGGCGGCTGCTCAGGGAACTCGCCGGACATTGCGACAGCCTGCTGCCCGACACCGACGATTAGCTCAACGCTGGTCAGGTTGAAAGCGGACTGCGCGTCATGCATCACGGGGCTGGTGCGCTCGGACACCATCGGCTGATCGCCTTCAGCGGGGTATTCCCAGTCAAGCTGCCAGATTCGCCCGTCTTGGAAGTCACCGCCGTACCATGCGCCATTCCAGCGCACAGCATCATTTAGTCGCCACCGGTTAAGCCCGTAGGATTCGCGTCGGTGCCACACGCCGGATACAACGTCATACCCCCAAGTATTGCCGTCAGGCATGGTTAGATAGTAGACCTTGTGCCCCTTGTCCTCCCATGTAAACGCAAAGGCGTCTTGCAGGCGATTTGAGGCGATTGCACGTTCAAGCGGTACGGTAGACACCCGTCGTGCCCCGTAGCCCTCTAGGCGGTACACAATGCCGTCATCGCCCAGCCAGAAAATCGAGTTGTCTAGGTTCTGGACAGTCCAGCGAGAGGCGCATCCGCGCTCAATTGACGTGCGCCGGCTCTGGAACGTGCCAGTTGCGCCGCCAGTATTGCCGAAGCACTCAGTGGTGCGCTCGCCGAACGTCCACACCTCGAACTGCGACACAGCAAGGCCGACAATGCGATCAGGCGCAGCCTCCGCCTCGTACCGGTCAAGGGTGTTGTAGTCGTTGGCGTCTGCCAGATTCGAGTGGAACCAGAAACGCCCCTGCGGCTCAACGCCGAGCAGGTAGCTATCAACATAGGCGGTCATCAGGGAGCCGGGGAATCCGGGGTCGCTGATTCTGTTGAACACCTGCGTTTGCGTGTCGTAGACGTAGCCGCCACCGGGGGAGCCGTTGGTCACTAGAACCTGATTGCCGCCCTTGAACTGGTTGTGGCTGATAGACACTCGGCCAACGCCAGGAATGGTGCCGACAGGGATGCCGACGCCTGAATTGCTGATCCGGTACATGGTGCGCCCGGACACGACGAACATCTGACCTTCGCAGTTGTACATGCCGCGAATCGTGCCGGTGCCGATCTTTTGATATGGACGCAGCCCAGGCGGCGTGGACAGCTTCGAGGGAGTCAGCGTGCCATCAACCTCGGCAGCAACCGGAAGCCAGTTAACGGTGTCCTGCACCGACCACGGGCGCGTATCGTCAGCGTAGAACCCGCCGATCAGGTTTACAGGAGTTGCCCGCATCAGAAGTATTCCGCCTTTAGGATTGAGCCGGAGTACGGCTTTGCATTGAGCCGGTAAAGAGCGCGCGTCGCGTCAACGTCGTAAGTCGCCAGACTCACTTCGCGAGCGCCGAATAGCCCGTATTCCGGGACAAGCTTGTACGCCAGCTTCTGAGCCAGCGGGATGTAGAACGGCGCTGGAATCTCGTCGCCGTCGAGGTCGAATGGGATCAGGCCATCGCCGTGAAGAGTCTCCATCAGTGATTGCAGGTACTCCTGGCAGTCCTCGTAATCCTCGGCCTCTGGTGCCTCGGTGGCAGAAACCACGTCAAGCATGCGCAGTGCGCGCCGGATCAAATCTTCTCGCTTGTAGGTCGCCATCGTTGCTCCATTGAATTTAAAAGGGGCCAGCCTGAGCCAGCCCCGGTTTACTTAGGCAGCAGCCGGAGCCGACACGAAGCCGGTAGCCACGCCCCAGTCCTTAGCGCCAGCGGTGCCCTGGCCCCACAGCAGCTTCTCAACGCCGCGCAGCTCCATGAAGCCGACGCCCTTCTGGAACTCGTAGTCGTCTTCCTTGCGGATGGTGGTCTTGGTGGTCATGGCCCACGCAATACCGACAGCCTGAGCGCCGCACATGTACATCGGCTCCAGCGGGATCGGGGTCGATGCGGTGTTGTTGAAGTTGGCGATGCTCGGGATTTCGCGGATGATAACGTCATCCCACCACAGCGAGTTGCCGCCGGTGAACAGCGGGTTTTCCTTGCCGCGCTTCTCCGCCTCTGCCAGCACGGTCTGCATGTCTTCCTTCAGGTCGCGGAATGCACGGGTGCCCACGAACAGCACGTAGGTCTCGTGATCCTCGCCGTAGATGTACGGGGTGATGCCCTCGCCATTAACAGTCTCGGCCTGACGGGCAATTGCCTTCAGCTTGGAGACGGTGGCGCGATCCAGCGTCTCGGTTGCGGTGATGGCGTTCAGCGCGGTGGCGTGGGTGGCGTTGTAGTTCGAAGCGTTGTGGCCGAACAGCACGCGGTCTGCGTTGGCAACGTTCCATGCGTTCTTCTCAGCGGCGCTGGCGACGGTGTAAGCCTTGCCGGCGATGCTGCCCAGTGCGGTGGTGATGGCGTTGCGCAGGTAGCGGTTAGCCAGAACCTTCAGCTGGCCCTTAGCGGCGTCACGCACATCGAATGCAGAAGCCTGCTCTTCCTCGACGTTCACGACCACGGCATCACGGACAACGCCGATGGTGATCTTGTGGCCGTCGTTCGGCAGGGCCTTTTCTGCGCCTACCAGCGAGGTCGAACCGGTGTTCGGGCCGGTCGATGCGTCCAGTGCGCCAACCAGCGGAAGGGTGATCGCGTCGCCCTTCTTCTTGGTCAGGTCAGTGCGCACCTGGAAGATAGAGCCTTCGCCCTGCCCCATGTAGCGCTTATACAGGTTGGAGCGAACAAACTCCTTGAAGAAGTCTGCATCCCACTGCTTAGCGCGGTTAGCAGCCGAAATTACGGTAGAAGCCATTTATTAGTTCCTTTGGAAAAGTTCGTCAATGACGTTGGGTGCGACAGGCTGGAATTGACCGCCTGCGTTGCGTGCCTGCGAAAGGTCGGGCGGAACGGCTTGCGCCAGCTTCGCCTTCTGATTGGTTTTGGCGGCGTACTCGGCTTCCAGCTTGGCCCGAATCTCAGCCTCCAGCTTTGCCTTGTACTGCTCGGGGTTCTGCATCTCCCGGTATTCCATCAGCTGCTTGCCCAGCTTGTAGGCGGCAACTGCGGGATTGGTAGCTGCGAACACTTGGCGCTGAATCTCAGGGTTGGTCTGTGCAGCCTCAAGAACCACCTGCATCACGTCGTCGTAGTCAGGGTTGGCCTCGCGGGCCTGCTCCTCTAGGATCGCGTGGATGCGGGCTTGGGTGCGCTGCTCGACCATCTGCACAAACGCCTCCGGGTTCTCGTAGAACTCCGGTTGCGGCTGCTGATTCCTTGCCTCGAACTCCGCCAACTTGCGCTCTAGTTCCTTGCGCTTATCACGCTCGGCTAGTAGCGCTGGCAACGGTACGGTTTTGTCCTCTTTGACTTCCGGGGCCGTCGGCACCTCGGCTGGCGTATCCGCCACTTCGACCGTTTCCGCTTCCGGTTCGGCTACTTCCTCAACTTCCTCGACCTCTACTGCCTCTTCCGCCATTTCAGACGGGTCAGGGATGTCTGCACCACCGGTTGCGATCTCATCAAGGAAATCACCATTCACATCTGCCATGTCTTGCTCTCCATATCGACCGTAACGCCGTCGTCGCACTCAAGCCGTAGCGCGCTTGTCCGCTTACTGCTGCCCATAACCCACCATCGGGTCAACGGGCTGAATCACCTGCTGCTCTACTGCTACAAACCCCTGATCCGGGACGTTTGGCGTGGATGCATCGCCCTGCCACCCGTCCGGGATGTCTCGCGGCTGCCCGATGACCTTGATACGGTCAGTCACCGCCTTGTACTGGTCAATCTGTAGCTTCAGCATCTCCAGTTCTCGGTTGCCCTCAGCCTCGGCCAGCTTGCCTTGCGCCTCTTGCAGCGCCTGCTGCATTTCCTGCATCTGCTGGGCAAGCTGCGGCGGAACGCCGTTGCTGTCTAGGTGCTCAAGGATCTGATCCTTGTTGCGCAGACTGGAAGCTTCGATGATCGCCCGCGTCGGGATGCTCGACGGGTCGGCTCGCTTCAGCTCTACCAGGGCCTCGAACTGCTCGGACTGGATCGTGATGCTGTCCGGGCCATCCTCTAGAATCAGGTCGATGTCAAGCTCGCCCAGCTGGTTGTCGATGCGCACAACCTGCTGGAACTTCGGGTCTTGCTGCATCATCTCCAATTCTTCGGGCGGGATAGGCTGCCCCTGTTCCTCGGCCTGCATTGCGATGGCCTCCCATGCCGGGACAGGCTTGTTCACCGCAATCCAGCGCAGGTTGTTTTCGTCGTCAGTGACGCGAACCCACTTTTCCTCTGTCCAGAACTGACGGACTCGATACCAGACTTGGCGGTAAACCTCCCACGTCCAACTCCGGAGGCCGCCTAGAACCTTGCTCATCTCGGCAAGTCCGGATTGCAGCATCATCTCCTGCGCACGGCCAGATGGGGCGGTTGCATCGCCCTGCAATGCCGGATTAACCCCGCTCGCGTCGATCTCCGCCTTGGCCTCTTGAAGCAGGTTGAACTGCCCCATCGCAAGGTCGCCGTTGCGCTCGATCTCGAAGCGGACATTCGGGCGAGTCATAACTACGCCATCAGGCCGGTTCACCTCGCGCCGCACGCGCTCTACGTTATCGACACCACCTTCTTCAGTGATGATCGTGGTGGTGCTCAGCAGGTGCAGCGCCTTTGAGCGACGCTTGTTGATCTCATCCTGCGGGCTGACCATGCGCCGCACGCAGCCGTAGCGGCTGTTGTTGCGGTCGATATAGGCAGAACGTGCGATCAGGTCACACTGCGACTCACCGTGCTCGTTGACGTAAGGCGAAACCTGCGGATCACGCAGATAACCGCCGCCGCACAGGATCGCGGTACACCATTCGCCCTTGTGCTTGAATCGATGCTGCAACACGCGGATTCGCTTGCGCGCACGGTCAGACCACAGCATTCGCGGTCGGTCATCGAACGTATCGGACGACATGTCAGCCGTGTATGCCCCGTTGATCGCATCCTCTCGACCAGGGAACATCTCCACGGCTTCGCTCTCGTCCATCCACAGGACGACGCCCATGTAACTGGCGTCCTCGAAGTCAGGCCGGCGGCTGGCGGGGTCGTAGTAGAACCGATCCCACGGCACATGGCTGATTACGATGTCGCCACTGTCAGGCTTGACCGTCACCGTGGCGGCTGCGATGCCCTCGATTAGCAGCGAGTCGCATGACTCAGACCGGATCGACTTGAAGTCATTCTCGTCGCACACAAAGCGGATGGCGTCGGTGACGCTCTCAGCCTCTTTTTCGTGCTTGGGCGTGCGCGGGTAGGCCTTCGGATCGGCGTGCATTCGGTCAGCGTGACCGCGCAGCGCGTCAATCTTCGGGCCGATGCGGTTGTACACCACGGCGGGCTGACCACGGCGAGCCAGCGCAGAAAGCTCCTCATCGGATAGCTGGTGCCCGTCGTAGTAGTCGCGATCACGCTCACAAAGCTGGCGCGACTCCTGGGTGGTGTCTTCCATCTCGCGGAACTGCGCACAAAGCTTGTCGTACGGAATGTCCAGCTTCTCGCCGGAATCAGTCACAGAGTCTTCCAATTCTCGGCCTCTTCAAATTCAACGTCATAGTCGTGATGACCAGACTTGTTAGGTTCTTCATGTGGCTTGCCAGCGTTCGCCATTTCATCCAGGCCGCGGCCAATCAGGCTGCACACGTCCACCGCGTCATCCTGCCTCCCGTCCTCGCCATTGAAGGCGCATAGCTGGTTCAACAGGCGCATTGCCCACGGCTGATTGCGGGGCAGGTGCACAGTGCCAGCAGACGCCCGTGCAGCGAAGCCCAGGGCGCGCTCGGCCTTGTTGCCGGCAGATGCCAGTCCAACACGGCGCACGAACGTCTGCGTCTCTCGCATGCGGCGGTTGATCGCACCCTCGACAGCGCGAAGGATCACGCCCTTTTCCTCGAATGCTGCCAGCGGTTTGTGCTTGCCGATCAGCTCGATCCATTTGTCGATCCACTCGGCAGGGTCAGTCTGACCGAACCACCAATCGACAACGTAAAGGTCGCCGGTATCGGACAGCCCGAAGACGCCGTGTTCGGTGAAGTCGCCACCTTCTGGCGTTACAGCGTAGTCGCTCGCCAGGTACAGGTTCAGGCGGGACGGAAGCACGTCGTAGTGCTGGAACCAATCGCGTTTGAACATCAGGCCGGCAGCGGATCGGCACTGACCCTCCCACACATGGGCGTAAAGGTCAGGGTTGATCTTCTGGAGCTTGACGCGCTCCTTCTCCAGCTCAGCAGGGAACCACGGGTTATCGCGGTGATTGATCGTGACGACTAGCGTATCTTCGTCAGGATGCTCGGCTAGCTGGTGAATGAAGTCCTCAGCCTGCTCTGGGTTGTATGACCACCACAGTTCAGAACCTGGGGCGCGGATCGTCGGAATCAGGATGTTTGCAGACCGCTCAGTGACGGAGTGCGCTTCTTCGATCCAACAGATATCCACGCCTTCGTATGACTTCAGGCTGTCAGCGGTGTGATCCTGCAAGCCGGCGAAGGTGATCTCGGTGCCGTTCGGGCCGTATATCGCCTTGCGTTGTACGTCGTACCAATTCCCCAGCCCCATGCGCTGGATTGAGTCAGCCACCAGCTTGAACGATGACTGCTCGATTGACTTCTGAACCTCACGCACGCACAGGATGCGCATAGGCTTGATGTAGCCATGCAGGGCGAGCATCTGCCCGACCGACCACGACTTGCCAGAGCCTCGACCACCGCGTGCAATTTTGTGGCGTCGCTGCAATTCCCAGAAGGGCAGCATCTTCGCCGGTATGTCTAGGCGAAGAGTGCCCATGTGCGCCTACTCCTTGGCGTCCGCCGTAATGTTAAGTAAGAATGCCAGACGCACGCAGCGCCCCAATGAGCGCATCAAATGCCGCAATGACACTATCGTCGTCCACCGGATCGGGGATGGCTATGGTCGGTGCAGCGGTCGGAACGATGCCATTTAGCTTCACCTTGTCAGCGTCAGACATGAACCCTGCCGCTGTCGTAGTTGCATCGGTATGAGTGTGGTCGCCAGCCGCCGCCGTGGTTGCAGTCGTGCCGATGGCGCGGATAGATGCAGTGCCATCAGCCTGCGCCGCAGTGAGCGCGACAGGTACGCCCGTAATGTCATTCCACGCTGTAGCGCCAAAGTCAATCGGCACGGCTTGATCGTCCACAAGCGTAATCGTACCGTTGATGACGCCCTCGCCGCGCTCCATGTCGCCAGACTGGTTCAGCACCCACACTTTCCGCTCGAATTCACCGTACATCAATCTTCCCCATTGGGTTTGACGCCGACAACCTCGACGCGGGTAATCACATCCACCGGGCCACCATCGCCGCCCGTGATCTCCTGGGCGATGCGGTCTCCGTAGCGCTTTGGCTTGAGCTTAGCTGCAACCCACTTGCGCGCATCAATCCGCAGACGGTCACGAGCAGTCATCACCGCCGTATCGTCGTCACTAACGCCGTAGCGGTCAGCGATTGCCACGATATCGTCGGCGTAGGTGTCGCACTGCTCGTCTTTAGCTTGCGCGTACTGTTCCTTGAACTCAGGGTGAATGCGGAACCACCCGAACACAGTGCTGATTGCAGGCATATCAGGATCACGGCAGATTGATCGAAGGCTCTCGCCTTCTACCAGCCGCTCACAGATCTTGTCGCCCACAGACTTGTCAAAGTTACTTGGCCGTCCGCCACTCATACAACCTCCAGCAACCCCAGAGCGATAACCTCGTCATCGTGCAGGGCCTTCACATGGTAGATGCCGGGGTACAGCTTAGACCCTACCGGAATCTCCCAACTCAACTCACCCCGGTCGCCGATCACCCCAACATAGCTGGCGACCACATGGCTGCCTACCGGGTATCGCGTTACCTCAATATCCACATCTTCCGTGTTAGGCAGCGGGCCGTTCTCATTGCGCAGGTATGCGGTCAATTGAGCCTTCTGGCCCTGCCATACCTGCCAGTTGACTACAAGACGCATATCTCACCTTCTCTGACCCAAAGAAAAACCCCCGCGTTAGCAGGGGCTTGTCTTTACATCAATCTTCCACGCCGCTACTAATCATCACTTCCACATCCCGTCCATGCTGATCTTGTGCAGCCACGATCCAGCCACAACCACCGCAGACCAGTAACCGGTTGTCTGCACATCCTGCGCCATCTCGAACCAGTCCGACAGCGCGTACTGCTCATAGCTAATCACGAGTTCACCTCGAACTTGCACACCCAGCCCAGCTCCTTGCAGCCGTAGTAGTCGAACTTTACGTCCAACTCTTCGCCCGTCAGGTTGCTGTGCGCTTGGATAGCTGCCGCCAGCTCTGCCGCCTTCTGCTTGATATGCTCGATACTCATCAGAGCACCGCCAAGGCGATGAAGTACAGCAGAGTCGCCATGCACCACTTATATACGAAATCACTAAGCCCCTTGCCGCAAGCGCCAGCAGCACCGCAAGCTACAATGTAAGCAAAAAACGACAAGATAACCATAACCCCTCCTAATTTGGTCATGCCACCGTATCAGCCTTCTCCGTATGCGTCAAGCATCTTCGTCATCCAATTCTTCCCAAGGCCCACTCATCCCGCTATCGTCCTGCGCCCTACTGCTTCGGATCATTGCCCAGTTGTACAGCGGATACAGGAACGCCAGGTAATCGCACCACAGGAACAGACGGCTAATGCAGTGCCCGAACCAGTACCACGCCCACGCACGCCAGCTTGCGTCAATCATCATCACTCCACATCAGGCCCGCCTTGGCGTACTCGAACATTCCTACAGCCTCAAGTGACGACATGACGCGGCCCACAGGCACCGACACAACCTCGCCGCCACAGTTCAGCAGCAGGATTGCGCTAGATACGTCGCCCCACTCGCCAGACTCGATAGATCCTGCCAGCACGGCAAGGTCATCGGCAATCGTGGAAGCAGGCGCTACCGTGCCGCAGGATGGGACTAGAGAGAGGATGTCAGCCATTATGCCCACCCGGAGCGAACCAATACAGCCATCGCGCGGCTCATCCAGCGTTCTTCTTCAGTGGTGTGATACGCCTTCTGCATCAGAGCGTCGTACTTCCGCCTGATTTGATAGGCATACGTAAAAGTGATGTAGTCGGGTAAGTCTGGCAACATATATCACCTGCAAGCTTCAGCCGGATCGGCACCATTTATCTTAACGCCCTTCTGTCCGCACAGCGTGAAGATCAGCGCCTTGTGGGTACGGATGCACTCGTTCGCAGTCTCCGCGTCCTTCGCGTATGCCTCTAACAGGTGCTCAGGCTTGCCGGATCGCGGTTCAGCAGTGAGCCGATTGCACTCACTTAATTGGCTCACCGGAATTGACAGGTTGGGCATCTCGGGCTTTACGCCAGAGTGACAGCCCGTCATCAGTAAGACCGCAGCCGTCAGGACTAGCGTTGACTTCCACATAGCGGATCACCTCGTTCTTAATGTCGCGGTACACGATCCGCTCATTGCCCTGCTCTTCCAGCCTGCGCCGCTCCGACTCATCAGCAGCGCGCTGGGACGCCTCTGCATCGCTGCGCGCATCCTCTAGTGCCTTGCGGTACTCGGCTGCGATCTGCTCGCGCAATACCGCCTCGGCCTTGTCAGCCACTAGCCCGCGAACCCACCAGGACGTGACAGCCGATGCAGCGATGATTGCAGCCAGGATTGCCGCTTTAGCTTGAATCGGGATCATCTAGCTACCGTTCGTCGGGCAGATGCCCATTCAGAGTAAACCTGTGTTGACCGCTGAAGCCTGACCCCCTAATATCCTAGTCAGCGGCAAACAAACCCACCTGAAGGGGAACAGACATGACAATCAAGTTCGAATACATCTATTGCGGCGACATCATGACCAAGTTCGTTTCAGGCACCTGCCAAAAGGATTGCGCCATGAGCTTCAAGGCGTCAACGATCTACGACGCCCTGATTTCGGCGAGGGTGTGCAAATGAATTGCTGCTCAACCCCGAAGGTATGCCTTGTCCGGGAGAAGGATGGTCACCGCATCTGCCTGTCATGCAAGGCTCACGAATACATGGGATTGATCTTCAGTCGCAGGCAGTGGGATGCGATGATGGAAGATCGCCAAGCATACCTTGCAGCACTTGGCCTACCATGCGACGAATAAGCCCCTTCGGGGGCTTTCTTCATTCCGGAACCTGTATATTGTGCCGCCTAAGCTCAGCCTCCAGCCGCGCAATCCGCAATGTCAGCTCGTAGACTCTCGCTTCCGCATTCCGACGCTCTCGCCGCTCCTCGTCCATTCCAGCCTCCAGAGCTACAAGCCGCGCCTCCTGCGCTGCGATGCGCTCAGATAGCTGCTCGATCAGGCGGTCGTTAGCCCGGCCCTCTGTAGATACGTACTTGTCCCACAGGTGCTTGCCGAGGATGCCGATCACGCCAGCAGC